ATGAACGGCGAGGGTTACTATTCTAATGTTGTTTTATTTGATGGCGTCCCAGCAATAACCTGGAATGGTGATGCAACAGGCAGATGGAATAACTATGCTACTAGCAAGCTTCAACCAGTCACCCAAACAGGAATACCATATAGCGCCTCAATTAAGTTTAGGGACTATGGCTCGGCAAGTGGAATGGTATATACATTTACGCTAGGATTTTTTAGTGCTTATGACGCCAACACTAGAGTTGGCTACTCACAGCAGGCGTACAAAGCCAATGGTTCAGACAGTGGTATAAAAACATTTACAATTAACAATGCAATTGCCCCAAGCAATGCTAAGTATGTTGCCATTCAGCTTTATGCTTACAACGGTAAGGGACATGCAGCATTTAGTTCACCTATGCTAACCCAAACTGCTCAAGCTACTGGTTACCAGCCAGATACAGGTAATGTTGTTAGCGCTGGCGAAATAGATGGCTCAGTTATCAATGGTTCAACCATTAATGGGACAACGTTCCATGGTGGCGACAGTATTAGTGATTCTAATAATACGAGTAATTTTTATCCATTCACCATTGAACCTACTGGCAAAGCTTCCACGACACTTTTTAACTCAATGGGCGCTCTAAGAACAGAGATGAGTGGTGGCGGACTAAGAACCATGTATCGCGCCATAAACTCTTCCGGAAGTCAATATGAAGCTTATGATGGCAATTTTAGTGGCGATATGATTTCTTTGAACTCTGGCTTTACTAATGGCAAGGATATGTCATTTTCACAATCCGTTTCTGGAAGCCAATTAACTGGTCAAGTTCTGATCAGTCCGTTGAATGGGCTGACGCTACACGGAGATACTCAACAAATCACCTTTAACGGTACTTCTGCTGATGTTACACCGAAGGGTATCATTATTACACCATATGGCAATATCAACCCTAATGGCACACAGAATATCTGGTATGTCGGTAATGGTCCAACTATGAAGACAGCCAGCTTTGGTATTGATGGCTCGGGTGCTAATAACATTCAATTTAATCGTTCTTTAGATATTGGCAACTTCAACATAAATACCTATCACACGATTACCAGTTCTGACAATGGTCCGATTCATTTTAACCGTGCCAATGGTAGCTCTGTTGATATATTCGCTGCTACGGTTAACTATACTAGCTTAGTTAAATCGTCCCTATTAAGCGTCAAGAAGGACGTTAAAAAGGCTGACACAGCTTATTGGGCGCAGCTAGTTAACTCAATTGATTTAGCCACTTATCAGTACAAAACTGACGATAATACCAGTCATTTGAGATTATCTAGCATTGTTGACGACGTTAATGTAACAAAACAGTGGCAATTGCCAGACGTGTTTGTCAGTCGTGATGAAAACGGCAAGCTATGTGGGGTAGATGACAGTGTGCTACTGAACGCCACTTTAGCGACTGTACAGGAACAGCAAAAGCAGATTTCTGCCCTAAATGGGCATTTATTAGAATTGGAGGCCAAATTAAATGGATAGTATCTTGATTACAAACTATAAACCGGATTACACGAACAATATTATGACGATCAGTATTCAGATTAATACACTGGGTATCAGCTCACAGGTAAGCATTACCATGGATGACTTTAACACTGCCATTGCTGGCGGTACAGGTGGAGCAGATAGGGTTAAATTGAAAGTGTTGAACACACTGATTGACAATCTGACCGCTTTAAAACCAGTTACCACAACTACAAAGGAGGCTTAAATATATGAATATCGATGCACAGGCTTTAATCAACAAGCTGACGAGTAACTATGCCCAAGCGATTGCCCTTAAAGACCAGCAATTAGCGATGGCTCAAGTTCAAATTGACCAGCTTAATGCCAAGTTGGCTGAAAAGGAGGCGCCTAAAGATGGCGAAAACGCTTAGTTTTACTGATACTTCACCACAGACGGTTAAAATTGGTGATACGACTACTAGTTTCACGTTAATTTGTGGCAATGATAATGTGGCCACTGATTTAACTAATGCTACTTCAATTACCGTTAAATTGGGCAATGACAGTGGTTATCTTAAATCGGCTACAGTTGACCCAGCTAAGTTAACAGACCCAACGACTGGCAAAGTTACCGTTACCTTTACTGCTGACTTGATGACTAGTTTGCCAGCTGGTAGCTATTCCATTGAAGTATGGGTGGTTGATAGTACTGGAACTTCAATCTACCCTAGTGATGGGTCAACCGGGTTTACTATTACCAATAATATTCAAAGTGCCAACGGTAGCACGATTACCACCATTACTTTTGACGATTTTGTTAATAAATTTAATGATATTGTTACCAAATATCAAGCTGGAGAAGTTAAAGATGGAAGTATAACAATTGATAAATTAGCAGCTAATGCACAACAAACAATCTTTACGCCATCAACTGATGGTTTGCCAAATTATGATACAACCACGCGAACGTTAGACTTTAATTGCATTAATGACCAAGCTTATTTCCAAGTAGGAAATAAAATCATACGGCTACCTAAAAATTTAGTAGTCAAGTCAAGTCTAGATACAGTTACGAGTAATAAGTTAATTTTTAATATCGACACTAATGAGTTTTCATTCATCGAATGGGCAACTGTGCCTACATCTAGCGAGATACTTCTTGGAACGCTTAGAAGAGGTTATACAAACACTACTAACGCACACTACTGGCAAGGAACTTTTGACATTACGATTGATGGTAGACAATGGAATCAGCATGATATTCCTGCTCAAACTATTTTCTCACCAGGCAGTGGTAATAAGCCTAATTTTGATACGACGACCAGAAAGTTTGATTTTGGCTCAAATACAAACACTACACCAACGATCCAAATGGGAACAAAAGTTATATCTATCCCCAATGGCACCATTGCCTATCCGACAGCGGGAGCGATGGGAGATAATATTCATACGCTTCGAGTTGTCTATAATGTCTATAATTCGACGGCACAAGTTGCTGCTTGGAACGAGTTATTGCCTCCAAATACGGTGGTAATTTGTCTTATAGTCTCTAACTTTCCAGGGCATCCATTCATTACTGGCGGATTCCCTTACACCATTGATGGTAGTGATCCTAATTTAATCCGAAGCAATGTGGATTACATCCCATCAAAGGATGGGATACCAACTTTTGATGTAGGGACCAAAATATTAGATCTTAATTGTTATATCGATCAAGGATTTTTAGTATATAAAGGCAAAAGTTATTTAGTTCCGCGGGGGGCTAAGATTGTGGCATCACGATATTCCACGACTAAATTTGCATTTAGACCATCGGACATGACATTTTATGCATATGAGTGGGCACAGGATATTCCAGGTGATCAAGTAGGATTCTTGTCAATTAGAATTGGAAATTATAATAACGAAACGGTTACGACTGGCACGTTCCCGGTTGATATTATTGGTCAATCATTTAAATCAAACGCCACAGATAATCCGATTGATGCCAAGGTTAAAGGCATTAATCACCGAGGCTTTAACACCATTGCTCCAGAAGAAAGCCGGTCTGCGTATCTTTTATCAAAACGTAATGGTTACCACCATTGGGAAGGTGACATTAATTGGACTAAAGATAATGTGCCAATGATGATTCATGATTTGACCATTAATCGAACAGCTCGAAATCTTGATGGATCAAAAATCAGCGTAAACACAAATATAACTGATATACTGTATCAAGATTTAGCTAATTTTGACTTTGGCATTGCAAGAGGAGAACGCTTTAAGGGCGAACCGTTATTAACCTTCGAAGATTTAGTTAAGTTGGCTAGGTATAACGATACTTTCTTGCATATTGAGTTTAAATACGAGTTCACGCAAGAACAAGTACAAACGCTCCATAATATTGTGGTCAAATACAATATGCTTGATCGAATTGGTTGGCAAGCGTTCGGTTGGGACTGGCTTAAACCGATGATGGAGTTAGAACCTAACGGTCAATATGAATTGTTAGGTGGCGATGTTACTGATGACTACTTTACTAAAATGGCAGCGTTGAAGACGAACGCCAACACCATTATTGCAAGTCAAAACGCCGCACTAAGTGTTGAGGATGTTCAAAAGATTGCGGATAAAGGATATCCAATCTATCTCTGGACCGTCGATGATGGCGACACGGTGCGTAAATTCCGTGATATTGGAATGGTTGAAGGAATTATGACGAATGGCGCTATTAATGTGACAGATGAGTTAACTAAGTAATATCACAACTGATAATAGCCATTTACACATGTATTTAAGGATGGATAATGCAACCGAAACAGTAACTGTTTCCAACTTCATTATTTCTAAATCTTCAAAAGAGGTAGCTTGTGAGCTGGAACCAGAAGACATATTAAATTAGGAGGTAAACAATTGAACAAGCACAAATTAAAGGCGCTCATCTTAATGGTGGGGGCTATTTTTATAGCATTTTTATTGGGCAATACTACCAGTTATGCTGCTCGCATGGATATGGTCGATGTGTCGAACAACAACGGCTACATGAGTACCGCCGAATACGTTTCGATGCGTAATGAATTTGGCGTTAAGGCCCTTACCGTCAAGATTAGTGAAGGCACAACCTTCAAAGATGGCTATGCTGCTAGTAATATCGCTAATGGTCAAGCAGCGGGATTATACGTCAATGGCTATCATTTTGCCCATTACAAAACTAAGGCCCAAGCAATTGCCGAAGCTTACTTTGCTGGTCGAACGGCTAGATTGGCAGGGTTACCAATTGGCGCGGTACTAGCGACCGACGTCGAAGCTGAAGAACAAAATTATCAATCCAAAGCAACCAATGACCGCAACAATGCCGCATTCATGCAAGAGATCCAGAAGTTTGGTTATCGGGCCGACATTTACACATCTGGATCGTGGGCTAACAACAAGATGACTATCAAGGGAAGAACCGGCTGGATTGCTGCTTATCCGTATGTGGCTAGCGGTAAGAACTGGTATTCAACTAACCACGCATGGCAGTGGTCATCAACGGCTAAGTTCCGTATCAGTTATGGTGGCTTTGACGTTAGTCAATTAAATAGCAACTATTATACTGCTGATCAGAAATCAACAATCAAGCCGACTAATAAGGATGCAGTTAATGCTAACAACCGAAAAGCCAACAAAAGCACTTACCATCCAGCTACGTCAGCCAAGTGGGTCAAAGAATCGAAGACTTACACACTCAAGACTGCGGTTAAGCTGCGTACGGGCGCGTCAACGTCATCAAACGTGATCACTATTTTGCCAGCTGGAACCACGGTCAAAACCGACCAAGCCATTATTAAAGGCGGGTATCGCTGGGTACGTCAGCCACGTTCATATGGCTATGGCTATCTAGTAACCGGCCCAACAAGTAATACGCTGAAGTATGTAAAGAGTGGTGCAACTCACACGTATTACACAGTCAAGTCTGGTGACAGTTGGTGGACAATCGCACGACGTAACGGCATGAGCATGACTAGATTAGCTGGTCAGAACGGCAAGACAATTTATACCACTATCTATCCTGGACAGCGTTTGGTGGTGTGGTAATGGCACAATACGACGATACAACTAAGCTATTAATGGATATTCAAAAGGATGTGGCCGCCACCAAAACGAAAGTTGAAAACATCGAAGAAAAGCTTAATCGAATTGATGAAATTGATGCCAAGTCGGACAAGGCACTGGCCAAGTCAATTGAGGTCGAGCATGAGATAGGACGGGTTACTCAAATACAGAATTGGGTTATCGGTGTCCTAGTTTCCGGCGTGCTCGTCACGTTAGTTGTTTATATCGCAGAAAAGTTCCTTTAGGAGGAAAAATAATGATTAAAAAAATTAGTTTCAAGAATGCTGATGGCAGCTTGAATGGTAAGCTAATAGCTGGGATTATTTCCTTGCTAATCGTTTTAATTCAACAAATCTTTGCCATGTTTGGCATTAAGTTTGCTGGTGATTGGGGGGCTATCGTGGCCGTTATTAACACCATATTGACAATCCTTGGTATGCTGGGTGTTGTTACTGACGTACAGCAAGTGACAGCACCAACAGTTGAAAGTGACGAGGAAAGTCAAGTCGAAGCGGCAGCTAACAAAGTTGCTGACGAAGCGCAAACACCAACGTCCACAGTCGCTGTAGTGAATAGTTCTGCATCATCTGACACTGAAATGGCGTCAGAATCCGCCTCACAAGCAGCAAAATAGTGCTATAATAATTGTTGGCTATAACTTGATATAGAGTTTCATTCATTGCGGAGCTTGATCACTCTGCAACTTTTCCCCTGCGTTTCGGCGTGGGGGATTTTTTAAATAACTATTATTCAAAAGTATACATTTCTGTCTTAAAGACAAATAAAGACAAATTTTTAAAATTAGTAGTGCTTTTTAGTACAAATGAAAAAAGCTTGAATGCCGTTAAATCAACGTTTAACAGGATTCAAGCTTCATCTAGTTTACCAAATTATGCCCCAGGCAGGATTCGAACCTGTACATTGTTTCCAATACAGCGACCTGAACGCTGCGCGTCTGCCAGTTCCGCCACTGGGGCAGTTGCTTTAACAACAATATCCATTATAGCGAAAAGTAACAAAAAAATAAACCTTTTTCTATATTTATGCAGTTGATATTAATTGTAATTGCAAATTGGTTGCTTAGTTACTGGGGCTGGCCTTAATTAGCATGGAATAACTGTACGCCGAAATACTGAAATTACTACCGGCAAAAAATGCATCCAAAAAGTCACCCATCCCAGCAGGTTCAACGACACTGCTTGAATGGGTGACAACTTGTCGGTTTATTAATTTGCTTGTTTGGTCGTGATACTACCATCTAAATAAACAAAGTAACTATTCAGATAATGCCCCCGGCCGCCATTAGCCGTTTTCTGATAAGCATCGACCTGATAATAGTGGTGGCCGTGTGCATCTTGATTGGCAGTTGGTACGACACCAAAGGTTTGTTGCTTGGGATCGTTGAGCACTTGCCCGACGGCGGCCACTGCACTAGTTGCGCTAGTGATATGGTCGTCAGCAGCTTGATAATGGTCACCAGATTGCTTCTTAGCACTAGCATCAGCCGCTGCATTGGCACGACTAGTTTGCTCCGCGCGGTTAGCGGCTGCAACTGAGTTCGCTTGCTTAGTGGAAATACTTGGCTCAGCTTGGGAAGTGCAGCCTGCTAAAAGGAATAGGGCGCAGAAACTGATTAAAATTGCCCGGGTCACGTTCGGACCTCCTTATTTCGTTTGTTCTTGGGACAAGCTCGGATAAGGGGCTTGTCGGATGATGTTCGAATCAACGATGGTCATCACACCGATTGACAGAAGTAACAGGATCACTAAGATTAATTTTTTCAT